ATTGTCAAATATCACTGCCGCTGGCATACTTGATAGTTTTACCCATTGCGATGCCTGATACTAAACTGATTGCGGACCAAACGGTTAGAATCAATAGAAAAGTACTCATTTATGGCTCCTTATATTAGCCAGGGTATAACTAGCTTTCTTAAAGAAAGCATCATACTACAATATCCAATTACCGTCAAATGTGCTATCAGACCAAATTGATTAACTTAATGGTTGGATCATGGGGTTATATCAAAGAATACCAAATTACCAATCGCTGATTGTCTTTTTTCACCTAAAAGTTTCATCACCCCTGATTCGTTTGCTTCAAGCTGTCTTTCCCAAAAAGAAATTAAATTGTTTTCTTTTTGGATCGCTACCCGATGAAGGGTGGAGTCGTAATCCACAAACCAATATTCATACTTCTTGTATCTTGCAGTATTACGAAATAGTTTACCTAAAAATTTGTATTCATGTTGGGGTAAACTATAATCTTGTTTACTGGCACTGGTAATTTGATCAAGTTTGGTATCATACTCGTAAAATTCAGGCAATCTAAATGCTAGAGGTACCATGGTTGATTTAAATTTAAGTCCATCACTATGTACAAATTTGCTTAAGTCCTTCTTAAATGGGGTTAGGGGATACTCGGATACCAGTTCCAATAGCATTAGTTTTTTGGAATAATAATCTCTAATTTCTTTAGCACATTCAATATCTGAGAGTATGACATGTGAATGTAAGATTTTATCATCTTCCAGCTTAGGACGATACGCAAGAATTGATTTTTCATGTAACCGTTTCTCACAGACAGACAACGCCAATAGATCAATGGGTGATTCCATCAAGAAGTCTGATTCTACCAACTGAGGTAGATCATTGTTAACTAAAAACATTATTGCACCTTTAAATTTTATGGTTTGGGGACAACATTATCCCATAGTAATATCTTCTTGTCCAGCGCACCGCAATCTTACTATATGACCCAACATATAACTTTTGGCTTCAAGTCCCTTGATAACGCCAATATATTGGTTTCTTAGCAATGCTACTGAATTTATAATGCCCTCGAAATCAATCACTTCCTGCTCGCCGTCGGCATATTTTTCAGCAGTTCTATCAGTCAACGCTCGATTATATGATTCTAGATATTTTTGAAAATGTTTTCGTTTAATTTTTCGAAGTTGAACATTTAAATGATTGAGAACGGCCTCCACTTCTTGTAATTGGGTAAATCTATGTTCAGTGATACCAGGTAACCCAGCCAAGTGTTTTTCAACATTGCCCTTGATGTGTACCTCCCACTTTGCCTGAGAATATTCATTCTCGAAGTGGGAGATAAAATCAGGTATCGCACTAATATCAGCCGATACTTTAGTTAACCAATTCACAAGCTACCCTTACCAGTTATTTTCATCGTCATCGTCATCATCTTCGTCGTCTTCTTCGTCTTCCTCCTCGTCCGAATCGATATATGCCTTTAGGGCCCTTGTTACTTCTTTTTCACCAATAAAGGCATCTTTAATATCGTATGCACTATAATCGTTATCGATCAAAACATTAACTAGGGTAATTGCTGCCGGAAGGCGGTCTACTTCTTCGATATAATACGACATCAAATCCCAAACCTCAGCTATAATAGGTAAGCTCATTCGGATGTATCCTCCTCTGTTGGTGCAACACTTAACTTCAATTTCATTTTTTCATCATATTCAGTCATTACTAGATCCATAATACCATTCTCATTTTTGTTCCATTCTTTGCGGAAATATTTATGTACTTCACCAGCTAAATCAACATAAGTATATCTATTACCTTCTTTTTTTATTAATTCTCGTTTTTCTATCAAATCAAAGAATCCACTATAGGGATTCATCCCAGTAGAATATGGAATTTGAATTTGAATATCCTCGAAAGGTTTAGCATAACGAGTCTTCATAATTTTACAGCCTGCCCTAATACCCAGAACATCTGTTGTTTTATTACCATCCTCGTCTTCTTTTAATTTTAGTTTTTTCATTGCGACTAAAATTGAACTGGCGTATACGAAACCAGAACCACCCGATACAACTGGATCAGGGGAATATGGATCTTGGGATGCGTAAGTATGATTAGTGGCAACCAATCCTACATTACAGCTACCAAACATGTTCACACAATTGGTAACCAATGCTTTAAGCGCTTTAGGCTTTCGTCCCATGTCACCCTTAATTTCACCAGAATCGAATTGATTTACCTCGGTGGGTGACATCAACATGCCCAACGAATCAACTACAAACAATACTTTAGGTCTATCACTATCAGCAATTAATTTATAATCCTTCATGAAGGTTGAAATAGTCTTGGCTACATCATCAATCATTGCCATATTAAGTTTAAGCAACTTATCTTCACTTGTATCTACACCCAACGCATGTAACCATGCTTCATCAAGTGCATTTTCGGAATCAATCAGAATAACATAAATACCTTGTTGCTGAGCATTCCTAACTAGATTACCAGAACAAACAAACGATTTGCCCGAATTATGGCTTGAAATACCATCTCCCCAATAACGGTGATTATCATGATCGACTGTAAAATCATAACATTTTTCTTCACCTGCATTAGCAACCTGCTCAACATTTTCTACACCGGTTGTTGTCAACACTTTCATACCTTCGGTAACTTCTACTGCGGGCATCCATTTCAATTCACCGTCTACGTCAATCTCAACCATGTGGTTTGTTGCACAAACTGTTGTGTGATTAGTTGTTTTAATCATCATCAGTTTCATAAGACCCTTGTCAAACCAAGCACTAATATTCTGGAATCCATCAGGGGTGTTGATTTCTATATCGGTGTCACCGGCTAAAAATAACTGACGCAGTTCACCTACTGTTATAGTTTTTTCATTTTGCATTCTAACGGTGACCATCGCAGATTCTGGTAAACATCCACTTTCTCCTGCAAAAACGGTTACCTTACCTAAAGGTACTCCCTTTTTAAAATCGCTGGAGATTAAATAGTTCAACGCATAGTTACCCGTCGAAATCCAGTCGGTTGGATCATGATACCCAATACTTAGCCCATCGATAGATTTAGTAATGTCTTTTCGAAATTTTGCTACATCAAATGCCTTTACCATTATTTTCCCTTCATGAATTGGTTGTGTGTGAACTACTACCGTAGTTGTTCACTTGTTTATACCATATAGTTTATCAAATGCACTATGCTTGTCAAGGAGATTCGGACAGTCATCTGCCATCTTGTCAATTTCATAATCAGTGGGATAATGGCGTAGAATGCCCCGAGCCCGATCCCGTACAATTCCAGGAACACGCGGGGTTCGGCCAGGATCACACAATTCTTCTAACAGCTTTCTGCTTTGTACTAAGGTACGGTATCTTTCTTGTGGTGTAGTCATTGTAAGTTCCTTGAGGTGAATTGTGGGGAACGCGTTCCCCACAATTCTTTATGCTGGCTTGTTAAGCCTTATTTTGTCTAGAACGGATCATCGCCAAAATATCTTGAGCATTTGTCGAACCCACAGTTGATTGTGTAGCTTTTACTGGTTGTTCGGTTGCTTTAGGATCCTCTGCTGGGCTGGAATCTTCATCCTCGGTGACAGGAGCTTTCGAACTTGTATCAACAGGAGCAGCATCTTTGGATGCATTTTTATTTGAGGGATCTGACACACCTAGACCATAAGGCTTAAAGTAACTTCCCCAACGCTCTATGTCATATGCTTGTCCATCGACTGACGCCTCGAACATTTCTTTCATGATTTTCAATTCGGCTTCACCAGGACGCTTGGGTAACCAATCTGAAAGCTTATACAGCCCATGTGCTTCAATAGCAGCCTGTTCTACTTGGGTTAATGGTGTGACTTTACGTGACCAATTTGATGTAGAATAATCCGAATACTTGCCCTTGGTTGATTTCTTGATATTAAAATCCAACCCAGCTAGATAATCAGTGGGCATATCTTCCATTTCGGGGTCTAGTAAACTAGCTTTAATAATAGAAAAGATTTGTGGAGAGATCAAAAATTTTCTAATTGGATTAGCTGGAGTTAGGTCATCGCCCATGGGATTTTGGCGAACGAATCCTTGGAAAATATAGCTGCGTTTTTTCCAATATTTGTTAGCCATGTCCTTTAGAGTATCATCCTTGTACCAAGGACGAACTTCAGCGAGGATTGGGCAGGCATCGCCCCACATCTCCACACAGGGTAGAGTTACAGTAACTAATTTTTTAGTTGGATCACCAATTACACCGTTGAATGGTAGTTTGATTTGTTGCCGTTCTACCCAAAAGAAAGAGTTATTGGAATCACCATCAGGTAAAAACCTTACAGTGGCATTCGATCCCTCATCCATATTCCAATGAGAATATAGTGCGTTATCTTGTGTTTTTGTTTCGTTGTTTTGTTGTTTGTTTTCTTGCTGGGCGATTCTTGCCCGGATGTCGGCTAATGAAGTCATTTTATTTTCCTTATGTCCTTGAGATGGTCTCAGTTGTTTTTTAAAGTCGCTGCCAACCTAGGCAACTAACATGATGCTATTATAGCAGAAATAGCATCTATGTCAATATATATTTATCTCTATAGAGCGTAAAACTATATGATTTTTAGTCGTATAGATATAAGCAAAAATATTTAGCAGTTGGCATCGCAGTATAAATTTATTTGCGTCGAGGACCTGAAAACCAAAGACCTAATGACACGCAAATCAACCAAATCATTAAACAGACAAATCAGTGACCAGGGAT